GCCGGGACCGGATGGAACTGCCGCACAAACGAATTGACGGCAGCGGTCACCAGCTCCACGTACTCGAGTTCCGTTGCGGAGTCCGTCACCCCCAACCAGCGGGCCACTTCGGTCCCGCTGGTCGGGTTCTGCTCGGGGGCAGTCATGCTAGCCCGCCGGTGCCGGCGCCGGTGCGGCCGCGAACTCCACCTTGACGATGCCGGCGGCGTTGTCGAGGGTGAGCGCGGTGTAACCGAACAGGGCTGCATCCTTGCCGCCGAGCGAGACGTGTTCAGCCTCCACGCGGAGCGGCGACTTCGGCAGCTCGTAGAACGTGATCGCGGGCTTCGCGCCGGCGATCAGGGTGCCGGCCGGAACGTCGTTGGACCACGTGATCTTTTCCGGGGTGACGCCCATCATTCCGAGGAACGCCGGCACGTTCTGCTGCGTGATGCTCAACAGCGAGAGCTGATCGGCAGGGTTGGCGACGTAGAAACTCGGCGCCACGCGGAGCGCGCGAGTGACAGCGGCGTTCGCGACCACCATTGCGGTAATGAGATCCGTTGCGGCAGCGTTGACCACCGGGGTCGCGTTCGCGATCGCGAACGCCACGGCCGACGCGTCGGTGACCACGGCGTAGGACTCGTTCATCGCCTGCCAGTACGCCTCCAACACGGAGGAGTCTCCGAAGTCGTAGAACTTCCGGTCGATATCGTGACCGCCGGCCCAGCGGACTGCTTCGGACTCGTACGGTTCGATGCTGACCGGGTTGGTGGGAATCTCCGTCTTGTTGCCGGCGTACTGCTTCACCATCGGCTTTTCGCGCCAGCGGAAACCTTGGATCCGCCACGACGTGAGGTCGCGCTTGTTGAGCAACGGGATGAACGTGCGCGGGGTAGCGACTCCGGACCACAGGTCACCGAGCCACTGCGGAGGGGTGGCGTCGATCATCGCGGCGCCGGTGATGTCAGCGAGCGCGAAATGAGCCACGTCCTGACCCGCGTGGCGGAGGTAGATAGCGTTCGCGGCCTCGCGAACCGACAGGTTGCGTGGAGTGGACGCCGACAGGTGAACACCCTGCGGAGCGATCGCCGGCCGGGACGCGGAAACTGCCGGAGCTGCGGGCGCAGATTGCGGTGCGGCCGGCGCCGGCGGAGTCGCCACGGGCGGAGTCTGCGGCGCGGCCGGCGGATCCACAGGCGTCACGGCGAGCTGATCGGAGGTGATCGCGTCCACCTCGTCGGCACCGAAGTGTTCGCGAGCACTTGCGCGGGCCTGATCTTCCGTCTGACCAGCGCGGATCATTGCCAGGATGAAATCGAGGACGTTCATAGTGTTCCTGTCTGTGTTGGTGTATTGAGCTTGCAGACTCTTGATCCGCGCGTCCGCAAACGCCGGAGTATCGACCAGCGCAACGCCGGTCATAAGCGAGTCGAACACGTCGTTCCCGTTGCGGCGAATACCTGCCAGCTCGGCAGAAAAAGCGTCGTACACGCCTTCCTGGATCTGCTGGATAGCGGCATCGCCGTCGGGCGTCCGGGCTATCCGGAACGTCATATATAGGCCGTCGTCGCGAGATTCCCAACCGAGAGCCTGGCCGACCGGCCGGTGACCGGGAGTGCCGGAGTGGTTGAAGTGCAGCTTGACGCGCGAGATATCGCGCGGCACACGGACCGCACCCCGGCCGATCTTCAACGGGCCGGCGGTAGTCATACCCTCCGACTCCCACGGCAGCACAAGGCCGGCGACCGTGCGCGTTTCCGCCGAGGCGTGCGCGATCCCGGTAGGTCCGTCCACGCTCACGTAGTCGCCAGCCGACGCGGAGAACCGTCCAGACTCGCCGGGATCCGGGCGGTAGTGCCGGCCACGACGCGCCATGTCCACGCGCGGTATCTCGCCGGTCTGCAACCGCATCACTTGAGTCTGCAACTCATTGTTCCGCGCTTCGAGCGCCGAGTAGTTGCCGTTCACCTTGTCCTCCACGTGAGTCACCGATCCCTGCACACTGTCGACTTTCTCCTGCACGTGATCCATCCGGTTGTCCATCCGCGCCATTGCCCACAGTGAGGTGATAACCGGGACGGCGAAACCGAGCACGGTCGGAGCGAACTCCGCGATCGGCCGGCCGGAGACCATCGCGTAACCGAACGCGACCAGCACCAACAGGACGATTGCGATGCCGCCGGCGAGTGCCAGCGTGCGATCCCGGTCAGTCATCGTTCCGTCTCCTCGTCGCCCATGTCGGGCAGGTTGCCGGCCGCGTGCAGGATCCACCCGACCAGCGACGCGACGCCGGCCGCGAGGCCGGCGAACACGCCGTAGCCGAAGTCCACCCAGTCCACTGGTCAGCCCTTGTTGAGCAACTTGGCGAGGCCGTCCACCAATGTCAGATTCTGGCCGGCGTCGTTCTGGCCGAGCTGCGGCCAACCGTTGCCTCCGGGGCCGCGCAACTGCTCCCAAACCTCGCGCAACATCTGCTCCTGCTCCGGTGTCATATCGTCGTTCCCTTCCGGTTGAGGCGCCGGAGGTGCCGGCGCCGGCTTGTAAATTCCCAGGTGCCCATCGAGGAGCTTGCGCGCGAACTGCGAGGTACGCGAGTCACCCTCCGGGCGAGCCATCTGGTAGTGCATCTCGTCGGCGCGTCCCCAATCGGCGCCCCAGAAAACGGAGCCCTCGAACAGATCGAGGCCGCGACGGATCTTCGCGATCCTGTCGGCCGGCATCACGCGCTGCCCCCACGGGTACTTGGGCGCGTTCACGTCCACGGCGGTACCCGACAGGTGGTTGCTGTTGGCAACGTCGTTCGTGTTCGACCATCCCCAAACGGGAGACAGAATCTCCTCGACGTTGAGGTCGTACCACTTAAGCCAGGCTCCGAGGACGATATGGGGATCGCCTTTCCGGAGCGGCGCGGTATCGACCAAGTACAGATCGGGGATCCGGACGATATCGCACTCGTCACGGTTGCACATACGCCAACCGTTTTCCGAATGCGAATAGCCGTATGCGGTTCGGAACGACATAGCTCACTCTCCCTTGGTTGCAGTCGGGGCGGTAGAGGAACCGCCGTCGTCGGGCGTGCCGGCCGTCCCGGACGGTCCGATCACGTCCTCCAAATCGAACTTGATCGAAATCCCCTCCGGCACAACGTCATCCATCCCGAGACGCGCGGATATCGGAGACATGAACGCCGACAGTCCGTAGTCGATCAGGTCGCGTGCCTTCGACTCCGAGGTCTGGTAGTTCAAGCTCGCGCCCTCCGTGGTGGCGTCCACGACGAGACCGGGGATACCCATCGCGCGCGCCACGTCCAGCGACGCGGCGTTACGCCCTTCGACCAGCAAGTGCTCGAGGGGGGCGCCGTGCTCGCGTACTTCGATGCCGGCCGAGGTGAATGCAACGCCGCCATTCTCGCCGGCACGCGCTTTCTGCCACGCCGAAATGATCCGTTCACGGTCGGTATCGCTAATCACCACATCGTTGGTTTGATGCAGCTCCAAGTACGCGGACGGGTTGCGCATCGCCTTCGCTGCGGAGGACAACAGATCCGTGGCGTGTTGAATGATGGTGTCGGATCCGATCAGCAAACCCTCGTCAGAGCCGGGGATCAGGATCACGGATCCCTCCGACGCCTGGAACTCCTCGCCGTCAGCGTCGGTGAACAACACGGCGCCGTCCTCGTCACGGAAACGCCAGGCATCGAACGGGATCCGATCGGCTGCACTGACCATCCCGGCATCATCTCGCTGCACCGCCCAAGCAGACCAGCCATAGAACAGAATGTCATCCACGGTCCACAGCATCCGGTGGTACGGCGAGACAGGTCCGTCCGTGCGGTCGATCCAGGCCGGTTGGTTGGCGATTTTCGAGTCACCGCTATATGCGGCGAGCGGCATCCGCGCCACGGAGTTACAGATGGTCCGGCGAGCACGATTCACCGTGGGGATCCGCATCGCCTGCGCGCGCGTCGGCCGGCCGGCGTTCGGAACCCAGTCCGGCGCGACGATGTGCCACAGGTGGTTAGGTCGCGAGTACGGGGACGCGATCGCCTGCTGCACTCCCATACGCGCATCGCCGGCAGCGAGGGCCGGCATCGCGAGCGCCGTCCGGACGCGCTGTAGGAAACTCATAGCGCCGACTCTCTCACGACATGCGCGTTCACTGAAGCGCGGAATGCAGCCGAGGCGCCGCGCGTCTCGTCGTGAACCTGCCGTAAATGCGCCGCCACCAGCCGATACGCGGACGGTCGGGTATGCGCCAAACCGCGCCAGGCGCAGTGCCGGCAGCACACGACGACGCTGTAAGGCGTCGCTTCAAGCACATAGTGCGCACTTTGTCTAGCCATGTCATCAACTCCAAATCATCGGGGTAACAGGGGCAGGTGCAGCGGTGAGGTCGTACGCCGCGACGGTCGCCGCTTCGAGCGCGGTCACCGAACCGCCGAGACCACGGCGCGCGAGCATCACGCGGTCACCAGAGGTCCGGAGCGAGACGTTGGTGAACGCGTCCTCGAACGCCGGGTGAGCGCGGAACAGCGCGCCGGGGCCGGCCTCCGGATCCGTGATCGGCCGGCGGATTCTGTCGAGGATATCCGTTGTGGCAGTAGACATTTGAGTGTCAGCGAGCCGGCGAACCTTGGCACCTTGGCGCTCCGCCTCGTCCGCGACACCAGCGGCCGGCCCGGACTGGGAGACGACGATGGACGCGGAGTGATCGCGGGCAAGCTGCGCGAGCCGATCGGCCACGCCGGCAGCGGACGGAAACCTGTCGATCACCTCGCACCACGGGACGCCGCGATCATCCACGGACGCCGCGACGATTGCCGCATCGTCGCGCTCGTAAGCCACGGCCACACCGAACACCACCCGGCCGGCCGGCAGCGGATCCACGCGGGTTGCGAGCTGTACCAGCTCCTCCGGGATCAGCCGCTCGAACACCTGTGTGCGGCGGTTGCCGTAGGCGCGGATGAACTCACCAGGAGACAACTGCGCCCGCGCCGTTTCGAGGATGGAACGGTCCTGTGTGTAGCCGATCGCCGGGTGCGCTGCGGCGATCGCATCATCGTCGTCCGGATCCACGTCCGGACCTATCCCGTAGTCGATCAGCGTTATCCCCGGCTCGCCGGCCCTACCACGGTCGATAAGGTCATGCAGCCACGTCGAGTCCGCGTTTCCCTCCGTGGAGACCACGATGGTCTGCGCGTTCGGCCGGGTGGCTTGCGTAGGAGTGATAGCGCCCATCAAACCGTGCGCCAGCTCCTCCGAGAAGAACCAGCCCTCGTCCACCACGTTCAGATCGGATTGATTACCGTGCAGCGAGTCCGGGGTAGGAGGGTGCGCGCGGATCCGGGATCCCAGCGCCGTGAGGGTCAGTGACGTATCTCCGGCGCCGCGCTTCGACTTAAGCGCCGGCGCGAGCGGGGACCGGTCGGCGGCGTCCATCATTTCCCACATCTGCTCACGCGCCTTGATTCCGGTCTGCGCGGTGTACCACACACGGGCGGCGTGGCGCATCATCATCCGCTGTGTCATCGTCGCCCACATGAGGAACGTCTTCCCGGACTGCCGAGGAACGGTGACGACGACGAACGGGTTCAGGAGCCGGCCGGCCTTGTCACACTCACCGATCCGCAACGCGGCCTCGCGCTGCCACGGCATCGGATCGCCGCCGTAGAGTCGGCCGACGCGGAGGATCTTCGGGCCGTAGCTGTGCGCGCTACGGCGCGGTGTCAGATATCGGGGTGCCACTAGGTTCGCCTTCCAGATCCGCACTACCGAGCTGTGTCAACAGATCAGCAATGCCGGACTCCAACGTGCCCTGCCGCGCCTCCGGCGTCATGCGCGCCTCGCGTAGAGCCTCCGTGATAGCCGGTATCAACTTGGACGGACCGTAGGACTGGTTGCGAAGCTCCATCACATCGAGGGCCCACGCGCCGGCCCGGAGGACCGTCGTCAGCCCTTCGTCCACGTCGTCGGTGATGTGCTGCTCCGAGGCGGCAGCGATCGCGCGGTCCATCGCGTCGCTGTGCCGGCCGCGTGTCACCTGCCCTTCTCGGACGACGGCGGACGCCTCCACCTCGAACAGTTCGGATTGGCCGGCGCCGGGAGCGCGGGGATCCGGACGGGGCATGGCGGCACCTCCTGTCGGTTCGTTTCCTGCACCATACTCGCCGCCGGCGACGCGATGTTTCACGTGAAACATCGCCGTGTGTGTTTCGTCACATGACGATTCCTTAAAATACGTTTGGCGCGGATCTATTTTTTCGTTTCGTCACGTGACGTTATGTACCGACCGCGCTCTGCCGCCCGGGGAAAGAGAGAGCGG